GGATTAGCTGTTAATATTTTGAGTGCATCAAATGCTACAACTGCATCAGTAGGTGAGGTATCTGGTTCTGATGTTTACTTTGCTGGTGGTGGTGGGGGTGGTAGCTATGGATCAGTAGCCGTAGGCACTGGAGGTTTAGGTGGTGGCGCTGATGGAGAAAACACAGGGGTTGGTTTCAATGCCACAGGAAATACTGGAGGCGGCGGTGGCGGTGGTGGCGGCAGTAACGCTGATTCAACAAGAGTTGGAGGTAATGGAGGCTCTGGAGTTGTGATTTTACGTTATCCAAGTGCTTATACGATAACAGAAACAACCTCGCCAACTGTACTAACATTTAATACCTATACAGAGGGTAGTGATAAAGTAACAGTATTCACAGCTGGAGATGGAACTATACAATTTAGCTAATATGGTAAAAATTAATAATAAATAAAATGGCACACTACGCATTACTAAACTATCAAAACATAGTTACTAAAGTTTGCACAGGCAAAAATGAGGATGAAACCGATACTAATATCGAAATAGTCTATCAAAATATGTTTGGACAATTATGTAAGCGCACCTCTTATAATACCAGAGGCGGAGTACATTATGATCCTGTAACAAATGAGCCAAGTGCTGACCAGTCAAAAGCATTTAGAAAAAACTATGCAGGAATAGGATATACATACGATGAATCTCGTGATGCTTTTATCCCTCCAAAACCATTTGATAGCTGGATACTAAATGAAGACAGCTGTTTATGGGAAGCTCCTGTAGCTATGCCAGATGATGGACAGCAATACTCTTGGAATGAAGAAACAACAAGTTGGGATTTAATAACAGAATAAATAAATAATTATGGCTTTAACTAAAGTAACATCAGCAGTATTAAATGACGATGCTGTATCATATGATAAACTTGGGGCTGAGTTTACAACTGCTGCGGTTATCTCTGCAAGTGATGTAGACTTTAGTTCTGCTGCGGTATTCACTAAAACATTATCAGATAATACTAATTTAACCTTTTCAAACGTAGAAACAGGGATGGTAAAGGATTTAGTAATAACAGGAAACTTTCCTCTACAACTTCCTGTTTCAGTTAAGACAATCACAGGAACGTATGATGGGACAGTATCAAACCTAATTCAAATAGTATCAACTAATGGTGCAACAGAACAATGGGCATCAATATCTCAAGAAGCATAATTATGGGAAAGAAAGCAATAAATAAAAACGGTATAATAAAAGTTTACGAAGGAGTACCTAAAACTTTATATTCGTCAACAGGAACTTATTTAAATGCCCCTGCAATGACAGAAGGGCAATTAAGAGAGGCAGGATTGTTTGACGTTGTTATGCCTGATGGTTATGATTCAAGAATCCACGATTTAGGGCAAATATATTTTGATAGCGCCAATACACGATTTACTTACGACAAATCAAATAAAACTTGGTCGCAAAGTTTAAATGAACTTAAAGAGCAAAAAATAGCTAACTTAAAATCATCAGCTAATTCTAAACTTGCCGAAACTGATTGGTATTACATAAGACTTACAGCATTGGGCACAGCAGTTCCACAACAAATTATAGATGATAGAGCGGCAATAATTGAAACTGTATCTACAAAAGAAGCTGAAATTAACGCTAAAACAACAAAAGCATCAGTTGTAACTTACGACATAAGCTTATAATATGATTGGTAAAAAATTAATAAATACAGGAGGTGCAGCAGAAGCAGCTTTTCTTCCATCACAACATTTTGAAACTGTAACCTATACAGGGAATGGTAGTACTCAATCTGTAGGTGGGTTTATAAATAGAGGTGCGGTATTTAATGGGAGTAGTTCAAGTTTAGATATAGAATCTTTAGATTTAATACAAAATCAAATTGAATCGTTTTCTTTTTGGTTTAGAGGCAAGTTTGTTTTTGGTTTTTATGACCCAAGTTCTGCGAGTACTTCAGATAGAAGAAGATGGTTTATAGACAATACCACAACAGGAAGTATAAAAATACAGGTTAATAATGACCAATATAATTATGAGCAGACAGGGATAACAGAAGATTCAGATTGGCATCATTTGGCAGTTGTAAGTGATGGTAAAATTTACCTTGATGGTACACAATTAACTAACACTTTTAATACTTCTTATTGGATTACAGATGGTACTAATGGTACGCAAAGAGACACTATAAGAATAGGTACTTCAGATTTTATAGGTGCTGCTAATGAAGGTTACTCAGCAGGTTCTTATGACCAAATACGTTTATTTAACAAAGCATTATCCTCTGATGAAGTAACTACTCTATATGGGGAAACTGCTGCAAGTACATCTAAATCTGTAACAGATATATTTGACGATAATTCAGGTGTTGCTTTATACCAATTAGATGGTAATGCTAATGATACAGGTGGAGTAAGTGGTAAGTTTGGAAGTGCTGCTATATTTAATGGGAGTAGTAGTGTTATAGAATCAACTTCTTTAAATTATGCTGCTTTACCAACTAATACTGCTTGGGCTGTAAGTTGTTGGATAAACAACAGTGATAACACAATAACAAGTGCTCCTATATCATTAATGGGCGGTATTAATGGGTGGGGGTTATTTTTACAATCAGGTACTGTGCAATTAGCTACCGATGGCAGTACACCTACAGCAACAACAGGAGCATTTGCTACACTTGCTAATAACACTTGGATGCACGTTGTTTTAAGTTATGATGGTTCAGGAACTACAACTCTTTATTATGATGGAAGTTTTGGTGCTACAGTTTCTTTTACGTTTTCAGCTATAACAAGCGGTAACTTGAAAATTGGTAAAGCTCCGTATTGGAGTTATTTTAAAGGCAAAATAGACCAAATAAGAATATACGATACAGCATTAAGTAGTTCAGATGTAACTAACTTATACAATGAATCAAGTGTGCCTACAACAAATCTTGTTGCCCATTATAAATTTGATGGAGATGCAAGAGATGAGCAACAACTATATGATGGAACAGCTACTAACGTAGTCTATGCTTATGATGGTACTGCTACAAACGTAACTTATCAAGAGGCTACAAAATTCCAACCTGATTTGGTTTGGATAAAGGAAAGAACAACTGCTGAGGGGCATAGATTGTACGATTCGATAAGAGGCGCAACTAAACATCTTAATTCTGAAAATACAAGTGCTGAAGCAACAAATACAGCGGGATTAGCATCTTTTGATTCAAATGGTTTTAGTGTTGGTAGTTATGCTCCTGTAAATACCAATGCTGAAGATTACGTTGCTTGGTGTTGGAAAGCAGGAGGGGATGATGTATTAAATGAAGAAGGAAGTATAGACAGCCAAGTTAGCGCAAATCAAGATGCAGGGTTTAGTATTGTTAGTTATACAGGTAATGGAAGTGCAGGGGCAACAGTAGGTCACGGATTATCTTCAGCTCCTGAAATGGTATTTTTTAAAAATAGGACTGATACTGAAAATTGGGATGGTCAAATATTTGGTACTATTAGAATGGGTCTAAATTCAACAGAAGCTGATCAAGGAAATAATCTTGTTACATTTGGTTCTACTGTTATGAATTTAACTACATCTAATAGAAATAATGGTTCAGGAGATAATATGATTGCCTACTGCTTCCATTCAGTAGATGGATATTCTAAAGTAGGGTCTTATATAGGAGATGGAAATGAATCAGGAAATCATATTGTAACAGGATTTGAGCCACAATTTGTAATCATTAAGGCAACAGAAAACGTATCTGATTGGATAATATTTGATACTGAAAGAGATTCTGTAAATCCAACAACAAAACTTTTATATGCAAATTTAAGCAGTGCAGAGCAAGATGGTATAACAGATAGAAGCCCTGACCTTTATATTGAAGTAACTTCTAATGGGTTTCAAATTAAAGGACTGAATAATGATATAAATGTAAGTGGTGAAACATTCATCTACCTTGCTATAGCAGCAGACCCTGATGTAACACAACCAGTTGTAGAGAATAGCTTTGACGTTGTTACTTATACAGGGAATGGTGGTACTCAAAGTATTGATACAGACTTTAAGCCTGATTTGGTTTGGATAAAATGTCGTGATGCAGCAAGAGATAATCGGCTTGTAGATTCAGTAAGAGGAGTGGGATTAGCATTAATAAGCGACCAAACTGCAACAGAACAAAGTGAATCAACAGGATTAACATCTTTTGATTCAAATGGATTTTCACTTGGAAGTTCAGGCGGATATAATAATAATACAGAAAATTTTGTTGCTTGGTGTTGGAAAGCGGGCGACCACGATGACAACCTACCACAGATAAACACAGAGGGTACTATAGATAGTGTTGTTAGTGTGAATGCTGCTGCTGGGTTTAGTATTGTGAAAGCAAATTCAAGCTCTTCTAATACTGATACAGTAGGTCACGGACTTTCTTCTGCTCCTGAAATGATTATTAGAAAACGACTTGATGGTACAAGCGGATGGTTAGTTTTAGTGGATATTAATGGAACTTATTATGAATTATTTTTAAATAGTAGTACTGCTGCAACCTCAGCTTCATCTTTTGCTACAAGTACTACCATTGAAACAAGAAGTGGTACTTCAGGAAATGAATATATATGGTACTGCTTCCACAGCGTGGATTCCTATCAGAAGGTGGGGAGTTATACAGGAACAGGAGCGACAGGAAACGTCATAAATGTTGGATTTAAACCACGATTTATTTTATTAAAAAATACAAGTAGCGGAACAAATGGCGATGGATGGTTTATGTTTGATACTACAAGGTCAGGTTCAGACGTTATAGACGTAAATCTACAAGCTCATATTTCTGATGCAGAATCAGGTCCATATTCTTATACTATTACAGTTTCAAGCACAGGGTTTGAGCCTACAGGAAGTTTTGCAAACTTTACAGGAACAAATGCATCAGGAAATACATACATCTATTTAGCAATAGCATAAACAATAGAAAATTAAATAAAATAAAAATGAATTTAATACGAAAAATATCAATTGGTCGTGATTATAAAAACGACGCAATGCATTATAGTATTGGACAAGAAGTATTTGGAGGCCATATAATATCTGAAATACTTGAAGAAGAAGAAGGATACGTAATATATATAAAGAAAAAAGACGAAATATTGCCATGGAAACATTTTAATAAGAATATGGCAGTATCAATTGAATTTAATTTAGAATATTAATGAAACATACACATGCTTATATTGTTGAACCAATTAACGGCAGATACAATAATAAGAAAAATGTTGAAAACCAAGAATTAATATTAAATACATCAATAGAAGATCATAAGTTTGTGAATAGATCTGGTATTATAATTGAAACACCAGTTATTAAAGACGAATATGATTTACAAATAGGTGATGAAGTAATCATTCATCATAATGTATTTAGAAGATATTACGATATTCGAGGTAACGAAAAAAACAGTAGAAATTATTTTGAAGAAAACAAATACTTTTGTTTTACTGATCAAATATTTTTATATAAAAGAAGTGGCAAATGGTACACGCCGCCAGGTTTTTGCTTTGTAAAGCCAATTAAAAGTCTAAATAGTCTTTCAGATGATAAAGAAGAACCGCTTACGGGTGTTTTAAAGCACATAGGACGCGATTTAAAGGACTTTGGTTTACAAAACAATGATTTAATAGGGTTTACGCCAAATAGTGAATATGAGTTTGTTATAGAAGGCGAACGATTATATAGAGTACCGCTTAATTCAATTTCAATTAAATATGAACGCAAAGGAACTGAAGTCGAATATAATACAAGCTGGGTATAAAGCAGTACACGAGCTTATACGGGTAGCAGAGGAAGAAATAATTGTAGAAGGTGGTGATGATGAACTTGCTGCTGATAGATTAAAGAACGCTGCTGCTACTAAAAAACTTGCAATATTCGATGCTTTCGAAATTCTTACACGCATAGAAGCCGAAAAGAATTTAATGGAAGATAAACCCATTGAAAAGAAAGAAGCGTTTGGTGGATTTGCTGAAAGAAGATCTAGGTAATGTACGAACAGACATTAGTTAAAACCGTAACACCAGTTAAGTCTAACGTAATCAAAAGATTAAATAGATATAACAAATGGGAATACGGATATAATAAAGAACACGATATTATTGTTATCAGTAAGAATGGTAAGATTGGCGAGATAATTGAAATTCAAGGGCTGTGTATAGCATTACCGCCTCAGCCAAAAGAAGTTGAAAACAATAATAACAGATGGACTACACATGAGTTTCCTAAGGAGCTTAAAAACGTAAAAAGTATATTTGATTGGGAAACATATCCGGATTCTTTTAAAAACAAATGGTATGCATATATTGATAGAGAATTTACCAAACGCGAAGAAGGTTATTGGTTCATTAACAAAGGTATCCCTACTTTTATTACTGGTTCTCATTATATGTACTTGCAGCACACCAAAATTGATGTTGGGAAGCCAGACTATAGGGAAGCAAACAGATTATTCTTCATATTCTGGGAAGCATGCAAGGCAGATAAAAGATGCTATGGAATGTGCTACCTTAAGAACAGACGTTCTGGATTTAGCTTTATGGCCTCATCAGAGACTGTTAACCAGGCTACAATTACATCAGATGCCAGATTTGGAATATTATCTAAGTCCGGTAGCGATGCAAAGAAAATGTTCACAGATAAAGTGGTACCAATATCAGTCAATTATCCGTTCTTTTTCAAACCAATACAAGACGGAATGGACAGACCAAAGTCAGAGCTTGCATACAGGGTACCAGCATCCAAACTCACTAAAAAGTCGATTACAGAAACGAGTGAAAAGCAAATACTTGAGGGGCTCGATACAACAATAGACTGGAAGAATACAGGTGATAACAGTTATGATGGTGAAAAGCTCAAGTTATTAGTGCATGATGAATCAGGTAAATGGGAAAGACCTGATAACATATTAAATAACTGGAGAGTAACAAAAACTACGCTACGTTTAGGTAGTAGAATTATAGGAAAGTGTATGATGGGATCAACATCCAATGCATTAGAAAAAGGTGGTGATAACTTCAAAAAGCTTTATTATGACTCAGATGTTACAAGACGAAATAAAAATGGACAGACTAGCTCGGGATTATATAGTTTGTTCATACCTATGGAATGGAACTACGAAGGATACATTGATTCTTTTGGATACCCTGTCTTTGATACTCCAGAAGAACCCGTCCTTGGAAATGATGAAGACTATATCGATACCGGAGTCATAGACTTTTGGGAAAATGAAGTTGATGGTTTAAAACATGACAGTGACGGTTTAAATGAATATTATCGTCAATTCCCTCGTACTGAAGAGCATGCGTTTAGGGATGAAGCTAAAAATAGTATATTTAATTTAAGCAAAATATATGAACAGATTGATTTTAATGAAAGTGCTACAAGAGATGGTTTGGTCACTAAGGGATCGTTTTCGTGGGAAAATGGAATAAAGGATACAAAAGTTATATTCTCACCTAATCCTAATGGCAGGTTTTTAGTTAGCTGGGTACCGTCTAAGAATCTGCAAAACAATGTAATAGTAAAGAATGGCGCAAAGTATCCGGGTAATGAGCACGTTGGCGCTTTTGGTTGTGACTCATATGATATATCTGGAACAACAGATGGTGTTGGGTCTAAAGGTTCACTTCACGGATTAACTAAGTTTAGCATGGAAGATGCACCACCTAATACATTTTTTTTAGAATATGTAGCAAGGCCACAAACCGCGGAAATATTTTTTGAAGATGTACTTATGGCATTAGTATTTTACGGAATGCCGATATTAGCAGAAAATAACAAACCTAGATTGCTATATCATTTGAAACGAAGAGGTTATAGAGGATTTTCAATGAATAGACCTGACAAAATTTGGAATAAATTATCTGTAACTGAAAAAGAAATTGGCGGAATACCCAATACATCTGAAGACATAAAACAAGCTCACGCTGCCGCTATTGAAACATATATAGATAAATATGTTGGTTATAATGAAGAGGGTAGTGGTAATATTTATTTTAATAGAACATTAAATGATTGGGCAAGGTTTGATATAAATAAAAGAACAAAGTATGACGCAACTATTAGCTCTGGGCTCGCTATCATGGCTTGCAATAGGCATTTATATCATCCGAAACCAAAGCATGAAAAACAATCATTAGGAATACAAATAAAAAGATTTAACAATAAAGGAATGCATTCGCAAATAATTAAATAGCATGGCTGAAACAATTTTAAAAAGTTCATTTCCAAGTCAAATAGCAAGCGATGCTGAAAAGGCTAGTTTAGATTACGGATTAGAAGTAGCTCGTGCTATTGAACATGAATGGTTCAAAAGAGACTCAGGCGCTACTAGATTCTATTCTAATAGAGATGAATACCATAGACTCAGACTATATGCAAGAGGTGAGCAGTCTGTAAAAAAATATAAAGATGAATTATCTATTAACGGTGATTTGTCTTATCTTAATTTAGATTGGAAACCTGTACCTATCATACCAAAATTTGTAGACATCGTTGTAAACGGTATGTCAGATAGATTATATGATGTTAAAGCTTTTTCACAAGATCCATCTTCTGTTGAGCAAAGAACAAAATATGTTGAGTCTATTATGACAGATATGCAAACAAGGGCAATATCTGATCAAATACAAGAACAACTTGGGATTAATGTTTATAATAATGATCCTGAAAAATTACCAGAGTCTGAAGAGGAACTATCATTACATATGCAGCTTGAATACAAACAAGCAATTGAAATAGCTCAAGAACAAGCTATTAATTCTGTAATGAATGCAAATAATTATGATTTACTACAAAGAAGAGTAAATTATGATTTAACTGTTATTGGTATTGGTTGTGTTAAAAATGAATTTAATAAGTCTGAAGGTATTAAACTTAAGTATGTTGATCCTGCGGATATTGTTTATTCATATACGTATTCACCTTATTTTGATGATATATATTATATAGGTGAAGTTAAAAGCGTGACAATCAATGAGTTAAAGCAACAGTTTCCTGAATTAACTAATGAAGATTTAGAAAACCTAACTAAACAAGGTGTACAGACGCCAGCTTCTCATAATAGATTTATTAATGAAGATAGTGTTTTAGATGCAAATACTATTCAAGTTTTATATTTTAATTATAAGACTTACAATAATGAAGTATTTAAAATAAAGAAAACAGCTTCTGGTGCTGATAAAGCAATTCCTAAAAACGATCAGTTTAATCCTCCAAAAGATGATAGATCAAGATTTGCAAAAGAATCAAGATCAATTGAAGTGGTTTATGATGGTGCATTTGTTTTAGGTACTAAAAAAATGCTTAAATGGGAAATTGCAAAAAATATGGTAAGACCAAAAAGCGATACTACAAAAGTAATGCTTAATTACCATGTTGTTGCTCCTAGAATATATAAAGGTCGTATTGAATCTCTTGTAAGCCGTATAACTGGTTTTGCAGATATGATTCAATTAACGCATTTAAAGCTACAACAAGTATTATCAAGAATGATACCTGATGGAGTTTATTTAGATGCTGATGGATTGGCTGAAATTGATTTAGGTAATGGAACAAATTATAATCCGCAAGAAGCATTGAATATGTTCTTCCAAACGGGTTCTGTTATTGGTAGATCAATGACTCAGGACGGCGATTTAAATCCAGGTAAAGTACCAATCCAAGAATTAACATCTAATGGCGGTAATAATAAAATAAGTTCACTTATAAGCACTTATAATTATTATTTACAAATGATCCGTGACGTAACAGGCTTAAATGAAGCAAGAGATGGTTCTATGCCAGATAAAAACGCACTGGTCGGTGTACAAAAGCTTGCAGCAGCAAATTCAAATACTGCTACACGTCATATATTACAATCAAGCTTATACCTAACTGCTAAAACAGCTGAAGCAATAAGCTTAAGAATATCAGATGTATTAGAATTTTCACCAACAAGAGATGCATTTATTTCAAGCATTGGAAGATTTAATGTTGGCACATTAGAAGATATTAAAAATATGCATTTGCATGATTTTGGTATTTACATTGAATTGTCACCAGATGAAGAAGAAAAAGGAATGCTTGAAAACAATATACAACAAGCACTCGCAAAAGACCAAATATATCTTGAAGATGCAATTGATATTAGAGAAATAAAAAATATCAAGCTTGCTAATCAATTATTAAAAGTACGTAGAAGAAAGAAACTACAGCAAGATCAAGAATCTCAACAACGTAATATTCAAGCACAAGCAAACGCTAATTCACAGAATACACAAGTTGCTGCGCAAATGGAAATTCAAAAGAATGAAGCTATTACAAATCAAAAAGCACAACTCATTCAAATTGAAAATGATCTTGAAATGCAAAAAATGCAACAAGAAAAAGAACTTAAGAAAGAACTTATGAAATATGAGTTTGATCTTAATATGGCTCTTAAGGATAGAGAAAATGAAGTGATTGACAAGAAAGAAAAGTATAAAGAGGATCGTAAAGATGAAAGAACTCGTATACAAGCATCACAACAATCTAAACTTATAGAGCAAAGAAAAGATAGAAAAGGTGAACAAGAATTTGAATCTGCAGGAAATGATACAATGGGTAGCGGATTTAATTTAGAAATGTTCGAACCTAGATAATTTTTATTTAACCAATTTTATATTATTTTATTATGGCTGAAGAAGCAAACAGTGTTGAAGAGACTGTACAAGAAACAGTTGAACAACAAGTAGAAGAACAACCGCAAGCGGAAGTTCAAACAGAAGAGAAACCTAATAATGTTACTGTTGATGATGATGGTACCATTAAAATAGATTTAAGACAACAACCTCAAACAGAAGAAACAGATGCCGTTCAAGAGCAAGAAACAACAAGCGTGGATGTGGGCGAACGAACCGGGGATAGCGCGAAAGTGGACCAAGAAGTACGGTCCGATAAC